AGGATTATTTCGCCATGCCTGACGATGGATAGCTCCTTTTTTGTCCTATAGACACAAGGTCCTCCAAGATAGCTCCTTTTTTGTCCTATACGCCGCCGAGCCAAACAACGCGCTGATATTTGTCTGCCTTGGCAGCTTCTCAACCGCTTTTCAAAACGGCCGTCACCAGCTGGAGCATCCGGATGGCAGCGTTGCTGCACTGGGTGGTTATCGTAATCAACCCTCAACCATGCAGGCGGTTGATGGCGTCAGTTTTGCCGGCGCGAAAATCAAACAAACCGTGCAAATCGGTGGCTCCTACGCCGAAGTTTGGATTCCCAAAGTGTGAGGTAGCACATGTATTACATCATCAACGCTAAAGGCGAAATCTGCGGCGAATCCCTCGACGCATTTACCCCCGCCGACGGCCTGCGCCTGATTGCCAAAGACGATTACCACCCCAACCCGCAGGCAGCGCTTGCCGCCGCCAAAACCGCCAAACTGCACGCCGCCGCCGAGGCCGCGCAGGCATTTATCGAGCGCGTAGCTGGACTCGACGGCGTGCCGCAATTCGAGCGCGACTCATGGGCGGCGCAAGCTTTGGAGGCGCAGGCGTGGGCAGCGGACAAGCAGGCATCCACGCCGATACTGGCAGGCATCGCCCGCGCGCGTGGGGTACCGCTGGACGACCTGCGCGCCAAAGCACTCGCCAAAAGCAACGCCTACACCGCGCTCACCGCCAGCGTCGCCGGACAGCGGCAGGCGTTGGAAGACCAAATCCGCGCCGCCGACACCCTCGCCGCGCTGGATGCCATCGCCGTTGCTTACCGTCCGCCGATGATGCCAATGATGCCCGCCGCACAGGAGGACAAATGAGCGTTTACGTCGCCTTTTACAAAGGCCGCCCGCGCCCCGGCGCATCGCTGCGCGAGCGCGTCAAATACCTCTTTGACGGTGCCATCCGCCTGATTACCCGCTCGCCCTACTCACATTGCGATCTGGCCATCCCGGACACCACCCGCCCCGGCGTCTATTTCTGTGTGTCGGCATCGGTCCGCGATGGCGGCGTGCGCGGCAAATTCATAACGTTGCCCGGCGACCGCTGGGACTTATTACCCGCCATCGACCCCGAATACCTGCGCAATCCCGAACATTACGACCGCGCCCTGCGCACCTTGCCCGCCGATACGGTCAGCGACTGGCTGCGCCGCCATCAGGGGCAGCGTTACGACTGGCTCGGTGTCCTGCGCTTTGTTTTCCCGTGGCTACGCCAATCCGAGGCGCGCTGGTTTTGCAGCGAGTTTGTCGCCACCGTCCTCGGCATGGATAACCCCGCCAAACAATCCCCTCAAGATATCTATCAGCACCTTTATGGAGTAAGCACATGAGCACAGAGTATTTACATGGCGTCCGCGTCATCGAAATCAACAACGGCAGCCGCCCGCTGCGTACCGCATCGACCGCCGTCGTTGGCTTGGTCGCCACCGGCGAAGATGCCGACGCGGCTACATTCCCTGAAAACCGCCCCGTCCTCATCAGCAATCTGCCCGAAGCCATCGGCAAGGCCGGCACGAAAGGCACACTTGCCCCCGCGCTCAATGCCATCTACAAACAGGCCAATGCCCTGACCGTCGTTGTCCGCGTGCCGACCAGCAAGGAGAAAAACGACAACGGCGCCGATCAAAATGCCAAGACCATCGGCACCTTTGAAAACGGTCGCCGCAGCGGTGCCAAGGCACTCCTCTCGGCCAAGGCCGAGCTTGGCGTCGTGCCGCGCATCATTGGCGCGCCGGGGCTGGACACGCAGGAGGTCACCACTGAGTTGGTCAGCATCGCGCAAAAGCTGCGCGGCTTTGTCTATGCCCGCGCCGTCGGCAACACCAAGGAAGAGGCGGCCACTTACCGCAATAACTTCCATGCGCGCGAATTGATGCTGGTATGGCCGGACTTCACCGGCTTCGACGAGGCGGCCAAGAAAACGGCCACCATCAACGCCGTTGCCGTCGCCCTCGGCCTGCGCGCCAAGCTCGACCATGACACCGGCTGGCACAAGACCATTTCCAACGTTGGCGTCAACGGCGTCACCGGCCTCACCATCGACGTGGACTTTGACATCACCAGCACCGCCACCGATGCCAATTACCTCAACAGCAAGGAGGTAACAACGCTGGTGCGTGAGCAGGGATTCCGCTTATGGGGCAGCCGCACATGTAGTGACGATGCTCTCTTTGCCTTTGAGAACTACACCCGCACCGCGCAAGTCATCAGCGACACTATCGCGCAAAACCACCTCTGGGCCATCGACAAACCGCTGACACCGGGACTGGCGAGCGACATCATCGCCGGCATCAATGCCAAACTGCGCGAATTTACCTCTGCCGGCTACTTGCTCGGCGGCAGCGCCTGGTACGACTCGACGCTTAACAGCAAAGACACCCTCAAAGAGGGCAAGCTCGCCATCAGCTACGACTATACGCCGGTACCGCCGCTCGAAAACCTCAATCTGCGTCAGCACATCACCGACATCTACCTCATCGACTTCGCCCGCCGCATCGAAGCCGCCCAACCGTAAGGAGCCAACATGCTACCCAAGATTATTAAAGACGCCATTCTCACCGTCGAAGGACGAGGCTATGCCGGCATCATCGATAACATCGAGTGGCCGAAAATCACCCGCAAGACGGACGAATACCGCGCCGGCGGGATGTTCGGTCCGGTGGATATCGACCTCGGACAAGAAAAAATGGAGCTGACTTTTGAGGCCAGCGAACAGACGGCGGAAATGATCGCCCTCTACGGCACCTGCGGCCTTGCCGGGGTGAAATTCCGCATCAACGCCAGCGCCGAGAGCGAGATGGATTGCAGCGGCCACGGTATAGAAGCGGTGATGACCGGTCGTCTGAAAGAAATTGACCTCGGCACGAGCAAGCCGGGCGAGCTGCAAAAGACCAAATACACCGCGAGCCTCGCCACGTTTAAGTACAGCATCGATGGCCGCGTCCTCTTTGACATCGACTTCCCCAACAACATCTGCATCATCGACGGCACGGACATGCTGGAAAAGCGCCGCGCCAATCTGAAAATGTAATTTAGGAGCCCCCCTATGAACAACAACACCCTGACCCTCAGCAAAGCCATCACCCGCGACGGCAAACCCGTTATCGACATCACCCTGCGCGAACCGAGCGCAGGCGAGCTGCGTGGCATCAAACTATTCGATCTGATCCAAGGTGACACCGGCGCCCTGGTTGAGTTGCTGCCGCGCATCAGCACCCCGGCGCTGACCAAACAGGAGGCGCTCGGCCTAGGCCTGCGCGACACGATGCTCGCCCTCAATCTGGTCGCCACCATGATTACGGGAGGAGAAGGGGCTGACGGCAACGATGACGCGGGGAAGCCATCCCCCTAAGCGTCGAAGAAGCATGGGCAGACATCAACATTGTTTTCGGCGGCGGCTGGCCGCCGAGCGAGATGGACAGGATGAGCATCCGCGAGTTGCTGCGCTGGCACACCATCGCCCGCGAACGCAACGCGCGCGAGCAGGCCGCCATCAACGATGCCCGGCGCTAGATGCCGGGCACGAAAAAGCCGCCCGAAAAGGGCGGCGTGTAAAGAAGATTACAGTGGAAGATGTCGCGATAACGGATGGCGTCCGGATGCTTTTTGTGCAGCGTCCATGCGCTCTTTTTCCAAGCGGCTTTCGGTTTCAATCCGGCGGCGATCCCGTTTTGCCTGCCAGGCCCAGAAAACGTCAGTCAACCATAGATAGAGCGGTTCAAAAAGCACTTCGTTGAGGAAGGAAAAGAAGACGCCGATGACGCCCAACACCGTGAGAATGACCACGATCCAAAGCAGTACCCATAATTCCATGACACGCTCCTTTTCTCTTTCGATAACTGCATTGTAGCAGAACAAACCAAGGAAATCTTATGGCCGAACTCAATTTACAGGTGCGCCTGCGTGCCTTTGACCAAATGAGTCGCACCTTTGCCAACGTGGGGCGTGCCGGGCAGCGGCTGCTACGGCAATTTGACCAAAACCGCAACACGCTGCATCGCTTTGATGCCCAGTTGCGTGATATTGGCGCCTACCGCCGCCAGCAGCAGGCTATCCGGCAAAACAGCCAGGATCTGACGCAAATGCGGCAGCGGGTGCGTGACCTGCACAACCAGCTGCGCAACGGCGCGGCAATGGGGCAGAGTACCGCCGCCATGCGCCGCCTGCGCGACGAGTACAACCGCGCCCGGCAGTCGGTCCACCAGTTGGAGCAAACGCGCAGCCGTGAGCAGCAGCGCCTTGCCCAGCTCAGTCAGCGCTTGCGCGCGGCAGGCATTGATACACGCAACCTTGCGTCGGCAGAAGCACGCCTGCGTCGCGAGGCCGGACAGACCAACGACGCGCTCAACCGACAAGCCGACCGGCTACGCCGGTTGGCCGAGAGACAGCGTCAGGCGGAGGCGCGCCTCGCCCGTCGTGATGCCGGACTGGCGGTTTCGGCCAACGCCTCAATGGCCGGCTATGTCGGCATCAATGCTGCGCAGCGCGGCGCACACCTGCTCAGTGCGCCGGTGCGTGAATATATGGGGCAAGAGCAGGCGTCGACCGACCTCAAGGTGACGATGATGCGCGCCGACGGCACATTTGGCGCTTTTGAAGAAATCAACAAGCAGGCGAAGCAGCTCGGCAACGTATTGCCCGGCACCACCCAGGACTTCATCAACCTCGCCAAATCGCTGAAAGAACAGGGGGTCAAAGACGAAGTACTCACCAGCGGCGGCCTGAAAGCAGCGGCAGAGCTGGCGGTGCTGATGAACATGGGGCAAGAGGAAGGCGGTACTTTCACTGCGCGGATGATTGAAGCGCACGGCCTCAATCCCGACGACCTGAACAAGGCCGCTGACATGACCCAGCGCGCCTACTTTGCATTCGGCTTGAAAAAAGAGGACATGGGCGAGGCGATGAAATACTACGCCCCTAACGTCAACTCGCTCGGACTGACCGGCGAGGCCAACTACCGCAAGCTGCTTGCCCTGCAAGGGTTGGCGGCACGGCAGGGTCTGGAAGGCTCGATGTTTGGCACCAACTTCTCGATGATGCTGTCCAAACTCGGCGAAGGACCGAAGGCTCTAGAGATGGCGAAAAAAGGGATGAAAGGGGAAGCACGCGATGTCCTGAAAAAAGCCGGGGTCAAATTCAATTTCTACAACAAAGACGGCACCCTGAAAGACATCGAGAGCATCGTCAAGGAACTGGAGAAATTTGACGTTGTCCGCAAGAAACTGGGCGATGAAGAAGCGCTGCTGGCGATGCGGCAGATGTTCGGCGAACAGGGCGGACGTGTCGCCAAAATCCTCGCGCAGCAGGGGGTGGAAGGGCTGACTCAGGCGCTGGCCGATATGGACGAGCAGGCCGACAAAACCATGCGCATTACCGAAAAGACCTCGACTTTGTCTGCCGCCTTTGAGCAGCTTGAAGGGGTTGCCACCCTGCTCTCCGGTACCATCGGAGAAACCCTGCGCGACAGCCTGTTGTGGCTGAGTACCAACCTGCAAGACTTCATCGAGAACACGTTGCAGCCCTTCGTCAATAACAACAAAGAGCTAGTGAAATGGATCATGGTTGGCGCCGCCGGGCTGATTGCCCTAGCGGCAGTTGGCGGTACGCTGCTGCTGGTGTTTGCCGGCCTGAATGCGATGTGGGTCATGGGCCGATTCGCCATAGGCGGCTTGTTGGCAAACCTCGGTTTACTCGGTCGTCTATTCACGAGTTTTGCCGGTTTTGCTGCGGTAGCCGGCAAAGCGGCACTATCGGGACTGGCAACGGCCATCATGTGGCTAGGACGTGCCTTTCTCATTGCCGGACGCTTTATGCTGGCCAACCCCATCGTCCTCGTCATTGCCGCTGTCGTTGCCGCCGGCTGGTGGCTCTATAAAAACTGGGGCAACGTGATCGGCTTCCTGAAAGACCGCTGGGCGGCGCTGAAAAACTGGTGGCTGACCAATCCCGTTTCCTCGGCCATTATCGGCGCCTTCTCTGCCGCAATCGAATTCTGCGTCAATCTGCCGGGGCGGCTGTGGGATTTGCTCACCGGCGCCGGCACCCGCGCCATCGAAGCCATCCGCAACTGGTCGGTGATGCAGGCGATCATGGACATTTTCGGCCCCGCGATTGACTGGGCCACCAACAAAATCAACTGGCTCATCGACAAAATCAAAGGGGCGTGGGAATCGCTGAAAGGGTTGGTCGGTGCGGCGGAGGAAGGCAGCATCCTCGCAAACAAGACCGTCGCGGCGCAAGCGGAGCGGCTGTCGCGCGGCGACCTGGCAGCCGCACAAGCATTAGACAAGAAGCGCGAGGAGACGCGCAACGCCATGCGCAACGCCGGCGTCCTCGGCAATAGCAGCGTACCCAGGCCACCGGCGGCCAAGCCGCTGACCCCCGTCACCCGTGGCCAGCCGTTATCCAGCAATTACGCGCCGACGGTCAACGTCAACATCAACGCCCAGGGGATGGACAGCAAGGAACTGGCGGCGAACGTCAAGAAAGAGGTCGGCAGCGCCCTGGCCGCCGAACGCCGCAAACAGGCGGCGGGTATGCGCAGTGCAATGTACGACGCAGCCCCGGCTTGATAGGAGGAAACCATGCTGATGTGTTACGGGCTTTTTGTTTTCAGCGTCCACACCGCCCCTTTTGACAGTGTGCAACGCAGTACAGAGTGGCGCTGGCCATCCAACAACCGCACCGGCGGCGAACCCGCCTATCAGTTTATCGGGCGTGGCGAAGACCAAATCACCCTGAATGGAGTGCTGATGCCCGCCTACACCGGCGGGCCATCCAGCCTCAACATGCTGCGCGAAATGGCCGAGCGCGGTGAGCCGTATTTGCTGATGCGCGGCGACGGCAAGGTATTGGGCTACTGGCTGATCGCCTCGCTCAACGAAACTGCGAGCGAACTCATCTTTGACGGTAACGCGCAGCGCATCGAATTCCAGCTGGCGTTGAAACGCTACGACGGCCGCTATAGCGAGTACGGCAAACTCGCGCCGCTGCTGCCGCTGATTACGAGGTTGTTCTGATGACACCGATTTATCAACTCATCCTGGATAATCCCGCGCGCGATATTTGCGGGCAAAACGCGACATAAATGCGATGTCGAAAAGTTGCAATTATAGAAACCCTGTTGCGAATAACGAAAACCGCCGTAAGCCCGGCAGTATTTTTATGGGGTGAATTTGTACACCAAGTTGTCTTCGTAGGCGCTGTTTTTGTTGAGTCTGACTTGTGCAGTTATGGTCTGGTATCCGGCGATGCGCTCCCACCCTGCCGCCCGCGTCTCCATGATGAAAGACAGGTAGGCGGGCAGCTCGCTCCTCGTGCTGGAGAAAAATATGAACGGCGGCCGTACCAAGCGCATCAGGCGCAGAAACTCGACCATGCCAAAATAACCCGCTTTGCGGTATGCGCCCTGCATGGTGCAGATGTAGGGCGGATCCAGTACCAGCAAGCAACGCGGGTCATCCACGTACTGCGGCAGGAGCGTTGTGTAGCTCTCGTGCGTTATTTCCAGCCCTTGCAGGTAATCCCCTGCTGGTGGGTAATCACTCTGTCGCACGACGTTATAGAGGTCGGTACGCAGCAGCCAGTCCAAATCCGGCGCCTGTTTGCCGGAAAAGAGCAGCCAGCTGGACAGGCAGTCAATGTCCCGGTAGCCGTCAAAATCCCGTATAGCGCGCCGGACGGGTTCGCGGTCGCTGGGCGGGATTGGTTTGTTGCGGGGCAAATGGCCGGTCAGGTCGCCGATTATGCGTCGCAGGCGGTTAGTGTCGTCAATGTGCGTCAATCGCGCGGTGTAGCCGTCGTAGTCGTTATATATGACGCGGGCGGCCGGTTTGGTGCGTTTGGCGATATGCGCCAAGAGTCCGCTGCCGCCAAAAGCATCGACTATCGTATATCCCGCGCCATCGCCTGGGATGTTGCTATCAAGCAGGGCGGCAAAAGTGGCGATGAAACGGCGTTTTTGGCCGACGAAGGGAAGCGGTGCTTGTTTGTGGATGTTGAGTGCCATTACTTATCTCTGTATGGCACTCGCGGCGCTCTAGGTGTCTTGGGGAGAGGAGGTGCCTCCGCTCCGACAGGTTTGGGTGTACAAACGTCCGCAACGTGGGCATTTAATCGCGATGGTGCCGCGCAGGTCACGACTTTCGGCGAGTAATTTGTTGCAGGTGCAGCGGTGTTGCATGGTCGGCATGTGTCCTCTTGCGTCGCCTGATGTTAATCGGTAGGCTTGCCGCCCTCTCGCGAGAGGAGCGGATCTTGCTCGTGGTGGTCACACACCGCGGGGGCTGGCGCGCTGTTCGCGCGGCGCGCCGGTCGTCCGTTTGCTGTGGAGATTTTCAGGGATGAGCGCCGCTGGCGCGGTTAGACTGGTTTGGGATTTGCCAAAGATTAAGGCTGGCGTTGCGCCTGCCTTATTTTTTGCTGTTGAGCGGTAGCCGCAGCTGGGTGCGGCGCTGGATGAGCGCATCCACTTTTTCTTTGACGCGGAGCGAATAGCCGTCGCTCCAGCCATATTTGCGGTCAACGTCGCGCGACGGCATGCGCCGCAGGTCTTGGTAGGCCATCATCCAGCGGGCGAAGGTGGCGGGCTGTTTGGTGACGTAGAATTTTTCGCCGCTGAAGGTTTCGGCGAGGTGAACCAGCACGCGATTGACCGCCTCAGCGGCGGTCTCTGCGGGTATGCCTGCGGCGACGAGCGCGCTGCAGGTGTGGTCGGCCAAGGCGGCGAAAAATTCGCCGCTCTCGTTAATGTCCGGTTCGGGGATTTTTATGCCTAATGCAAAATCACTCATGCGGTCTCCGTGGCGCCTTGCAGCCAGCCTTCGAGCATGTTGTAGAGCTTGTTGGTCTCGTCGTCGGCAAGGTCAGCGAGGTTGTTTTTGCCGAAATAGCGTTTGATATAGCGGTTGAAGCTGCTTTTGTCCTTGCTCTGCACGATGCCGCACCGGCGCAGTTCGTACCATTTGCCGAGGCAGGCGCGTTGCTGGCGGGTGAGCGGGCGGCGAGCATCCTTGAAAGCGCCGAGGCGGGTCATCTCCGCCAGCACCAAGGCACGCTGCGCAGTCGTCATGTCTTTGCTGCTGGTTTTGCCAGTAAGGCGTTGCAGGAAGGCACGGTAGGTGTCGTCATCCATGCCGAGGCGCGCTTTGCCGATGTGGATGCGAGCGGTTTGGTTGCCGATATACATGGTCAGCCTCCGAGGGTTTCGAGGGTGGCAGCAAGCAGCGTCTGCGCGTGTTGCAGGTTGGCGATGGCGTGTTCGCGGTCGTTGTTATTTAGCGCCATTGAGGTATCTACCAGCGTCACGATCAGGCTGCCGACTACTTCGGCGGTTTTTTTGTTCTGTTTCTGTTCGGTGTTCATGGGCGTTCTCCATTTTTAATTGTCGGGCAAGGTTTTCAAGCAGAGCTTCGGTTTCGGCAGCCTCTTTCGGGTCGCGGGCGGTTTGTGGCGGGGGTGGCTGGGGGGGGGGGGGGGGGGGGGGGGGGGGGT